ATGGGGATCTTTGCTCCCCTAGAAAAACGTGCGGGTGCTTGGCTGCAAGCGGCTTTCAGGAAGAACCCTGATGCCAAGGATGCGATGCGTAACTACCAGTTGCAGCAGCTTCGGGTAGCTCGGCTTCGTGCCTCAATCATGGGCAACACGGCCCTGCTTCGTGACAGTGCTGCGTATTCATCTATCTTGGAGAGTGCCAAGGTATCGGCACAGACAGGACGAAGCGTTCTGACTGGTCGGGCATCTGCTATGAACGAGGGGGTGCGAAGAGACTTGCCAGTGCCAGAGGATGCTGGTGGCGCTCTTAGCCGCGCTCTAGCTTTCATCATTAATCTGCCTAGCGCAGCGATGGCTGGCAGTGATGAGTGGTATAAGCAACTCTTCTACGTCTCTGATATCACCGAGCATCTTAGGATTGTGGGTGAAAAGGACCTCGGACTTAGCGGATCTAGCCTAGAGTCTTGGGTAGACCACAAGGCCCACAGATTCCTAATCAATGGTCAAGCGGCTACCGAAAAGGCTGTCCGTGAGCAGATTGAGCGGGGCATTGAGGTTGATGCCTACATCAACCCTAAAAACCGAGAGGATGAGATTAGGGCTCGGATGAACCGGGCATTGGCTGATGCTAACCCAGAGGACTTCGTGGGTCCCACGGCCCCCTCGGTCCCCTTGGCTCCTGGTGAGTCCATGTTTGACATCGCCGAGCGTGCGATGAAGCTGGCAGAGACTGAGACATTCACTAGGAACCTAGAGGATGCCGATGGTTTCTTGGCCAAGGCGGGCTCCCAACTGCAAACTCTGGCAGATGCCTACCCTGCGGTTCGCCTAATTGCTCCGTTCATCCGCACCCCGATGAACATCCTGATCGAGACCAACAAGCGTCTGCCGATCCCGATCCTAAACAAGAACCTAACGAATGCGATGGCTCTGATGAGCGACAAACTCATCAAGGGAGCTACGGGCAAGAGCATCCCCGTCCTAGAGAAGATGGGGCAAGACCTCAGGGCCAAGCTGATGAGCAGCGATCCTCAGGTTGCAGCAGAGACTGCTGGTCAACTGATGGTTGCTGGTTCTCTTGTGGCTTCGGCAACGATGGTTGTTGGGATGGGCAAGGACAAGCAGGGGAACGGTGTCATCACCGGCAAGGGGCCACAAGACCCTGAGGCTCAAAAGGCCCTGCGTCAAGTAGGATGGCAACCCTACTCCATTCGAGTCGGGGACACCTTTGTCAGTTACCAACGTCTGGATCCCTTGGGGGGCCTGCTGGGCTTCTTGGGGGACATGAGTGACATTGCGCGGTATGCCAGCAAGGATCAGGACCTCTCTGACCTGACCTATGCTGCAACGCTGTCGGTCATGCGGAACATCTCGGACAAGAGCTACATCTCTGGTCTGGTGGACTTGGCCGGTGCCGTGAAGGACCCGGATCGCTACCTGAGCAAGCTGGCGAACCGCTTGGCTGGCACCGTGGTTCCCAACGTAATCGCTGGTGCTGGTGCTGCGATGGACCCCACTCTCAAGGAGTCTTACAGCATCATGGACTCCATCCAGCGGCGTGTCCCCTTCCTGAGCGATAACATGGACAAGCAGCGGAACTTCCTTGGGGAGCCGCTGTCCCGCAAGATGATGAGCAAGGGCATGGCTCAGACCGCTGGTTGGGCTGACTACATGCTGCCGATTGCCGTCAACACCATACCCAACAAGGTTATTGAGCAGGAGATCCAGGATCTGGCCTATCCCATGAATGAGCCGGATCCCAACCGATTCGGTGTGGATCTGCGGGACTTCTATACCCCTGAAGGTCAGTCGGCTTACGACCGTTGGCAGGAGATCACTAGCGAGATCAGCATCGGTGGCCGCAAGTTGCGCTCTGCTGTGGAGAGGCTCATCAAGTCTCGGAAGTATCAGAGTCTACCCAAGGAGAGCTTTGCGGAATCTGGACTGACCAGCCCCCGAGTCTTGGAGATCCGCAAGTTGGTCAACAAGTATCGCCGTCGGGCTCAGAAGATGGTGCTCAACGAGTTCCCTGAACTCCAAGAGAAGACCGCAAAGCGGCGATTGATTATGCAACGGCAGCGGCGCGGTGCTTCTGCTGATGAGATTATGGACCTGATGGGTGGCTAGACCCTAACCATTAAGATAACCAAACATGGCAACCCCTACATATAGCGGACTGAGCTATACCTTCTACAACGGAGACGGCTCTACCACCAACTTCGGGACTCTCTTCAACTACATCGAGGAGAGCCACATCACTGTCACGGTCGATGGGACAGCCCAAGACCAGGGCACTGACTATGAGGTTCTGAACGAGGCCATCGTCTTTACCACGGCTCCCCCTAGTGGTGATGAGGTCCGCATCCGCCGGGTCACCCCCCGCCAATACAGTGCCCGAGCAGTGGACTTCAAGTCCTTCGGGGCCATCACTGAGACGGAGATGGATCTCAACCAGAAGCAAGTCTGGTATCTGATTCAGGAAGCTCTGGAAGAGGATGACGGCGGGGACATCAACCCGAACGCTGAGTATCTCCAGTGGGATGCTACGGCTGGCGTGTGGACTGCTGTTCGCGGTGGGTCTAACCAGCGGATCGCTAATGTGGATGCGCCGGACACCGGGACTGATGCGGCGACCAAGGCTTACGTGGATGACATCGCAGAGTTTGGGGTTGCTGGGGTTCCCCAAAGCTGGGAGTTCACCGGCACGGGATCCACGGGTGACTTCACGCTGACTGGTGGTGCCAACCTGAACGCCAACTATCTGGTGGTTGCCATCGAGGGTGTAGTGCAGCGCCCGATCACTGACTTCACGGTGATCGCGGGTAGCTCCAACAGCATCCTGAGTTTCGGTGCGAACTTCCCGGCTAGTGGGACAGTCATCAGTGTCCAGAACTTTGGCAAGGCTAGGTTCCTGAACACCCTGCTTCTCAGTGAGAACTCGGTGGGCAGCTTCGAGATCAAGACGGACGGGGTGACTGCTGCCAACCTTGCGGATGATGCAGTGGACACTGCGGCCCTTCAGGACTCTGCGGTGACCACGGCCAAGCTCAACGATCTGGCGGTGACCGAGGGCAAGCTGGCGGATGAGTCGGTGACCTTTGACAAGCTCAAGGAGACCGGGTTCATCACGGCACCTGGGGGCAGCTTTGATCGCTACCTGAAGGTGGACAAGGATACCGGGGCTGTCTCGGTGAGCACTGCGTTGGCTGCGGATCTCTCTGACTGGCTGACGGAGCTAGGCAGTGTGGCCCTGAACCAGATTGGGGTGCCGTCTAGCCACCTCAACATGAACTACTACCGCATCAACAACTTGCAGACGCCTAGCGTCTCAGGGGATGCGGCTACTAAGGGTTACGTTGATAGCGCCGTAGGTGCGGGCACGGGGAGCAAGGTGGACTTGGTCTACACTGCTAGTCTCGATGCAGTCAACCCAACGAGAACCTTATGGACCGCAGGGACTCCATCTTGGGTGAGTTCGGACTACATGTATTACACGTTGGTCCTGTCCCGGATTGCTTGGCCTGGAAGCGGTTACATTTACTTCCAGATCAGCAGCAATGGAACCGATTGGCAAGACTTGTATCGTCACAGCTATGACCGTGGGAACTCCACGGACTTCCTGACGACTACAAAATACACCCTGACCTTGCCAACCGATGGCTCAAAGAAGGCCAGCATGTTGGCACTAGGAGACGGTGGTGACATGTATAACCACACGATCTATGGTGTCCCTGCGTATCTCCGCTTGAACAGAGACAACACTGATATCCCCGCAGGCACCCGCCTCATCATCTACGGCCACAAGATCGCATAAGGACCATGGCAGAGGGCAACGGCTGGGATGAGTATCGCAAGCTCGTGATGACAGAGATCAACCGTCTAACACAGGAGATCCGTCACGAAAGGAACAACGCACGGACAGTGCAGCAATACATGATTGACCGCATGACAGAGGTGGAAAAGGAGATCGCCATGCTCAAGGTCCGTTGTGGTATCTGGGGTCTGATGGGTGGTCTTATCCCCGCCGTCAGTGCCCTTGTCATTTCATCTATCAAGTAGGAGACAGACATGAAGATTCGCAAAGTGGGAGAGGCCAACTACGAGGCAGCAGAGACGGCCACCAAGTATGTTACTTGGGAATCTGACTATGTAGCCAGTGAGCGTGAGAAGGGTGCAGTCCACGTTCTTACCACGGCATCTGGCATGGTATTCACCAGTAAGATCCAGGGCATCATTGGTGGAGACGAGCCCGGTGTGTGGGCAGACGTTACTACAGCGCAATCGGGGATCTACTATCACCAAGATACTCCAATGCCTCGCTTTATGCGGGCAGAGATCGTGATGACCACCAACCCTAACGGCGGTGATGTCGAGGTATGGGTGATGGAATGACGGACAACATCGACAAGTTGCTGGCCGATCTTCATGGCCTGCTGACCAAGGAACTGCTGGTCAAACTAGAGTCGGGTGACTACTGCCCTGCGGATCTCAACGTGGCCCGTCAGTTCCTCAAGGACAACAGCATTAGCTCGGCTGACCTAGCGAACAAGGGTAGCAGCCTACAGAAGCTCGCTGATCTTGTTCCGTTCCATGATCCAGAAGAACCAATCCGCAAGGCATCGGGGGAGTAATGCGCGTATACCATCCTACTAACATCCAGAAGTATCTGGGTTACTTTGGCAGAGTTGGTGCTTTGCAGGTGGAGACTCTAGCATTCAATGCTGGGGAGACCCTTAGTAGCCGAGACAACTATTTGGTCGAGATCCTAACGGTTTCGATTGATGGTCAGACAGCCACGGCCACCCATGGTGTTGACATTGAGGGCAGTCTGAATGATGGCACGACCTACAGTCTGCTTGAAACAATGACCACGGGAAGCCTGACGCCCGGAGGAGACAACTTCAAGGAGCGTCAGATTCTGACGATCCCTGCGACTCCTCGGCTACAATTGCGGATGAAGGACATTGCTACTAAGCAGGCGCTCTTTTACGTCACCGTCCTAGTCTGATGCAGCTACCCGAAGTCTTCACTGGCCCCTCGGGGTTCAAGAACTTCACCTACCTAGCATGGAAGGCCATTGGTCTACCTGATCCGACCCCGGTTCAGTATGACATCGCGGACTTCATGCAGCATGGTGGAGACCGAGTGGTCGTGGAGGCTTTCCGGGGTGTTGGCAAGAGCTACATTGCGTCTGCCTTCTGTGTCTGGACGCTGCTGCTGGATCCCACCAAGCTGATCCAGGTTGTCTCTGGCTCCAAGATTCGAGCCGACGACTTCACCACGTTTACCCTGCGTCTCATCCATGAGATGGGGGAGCTAACGGAGCACCTGCTACCTCGGGATGAGCAGCGGAACTCCAAGATCGCCTTTGATGTCGGGCCTGCTCCTCCGTCTCACTCTCCCTCTCTGACCAGTAAGGGTATCTTCAGTCAGCTTACGGGTGGCCGAGCGGACATCATCATCGCGGATGACGTAGTCACCAAGCAGAACTCCGCGACCCAAGCGATGCGGGACAAGATCGCCTCGGCGACTGAGGAGTTCAACGCTATCCTCAAGCCCGAGGGTCGCGTGATGTATCTGGGGACTCCTCAGTCCGAGCAGGATCTCCTGCACGAGCTACCGAACCGAGGGTATACAGTCCGCATCTGGCCCGCTGAGATCCCCAGCCAGAAGATCGTGACGAGCCAAGGGGACCGGCTGGCCCCCATGATCCGTGAGAGGATCGCTGCCAAGGTAGCCGTGGGGACTCCTGTGGATCCCCTGAGGTTTGACCTAGAGGACCTGGAGCGCAGGCGTCAGGGCTACGGGAAGACTGGTTATGCCATGCAGTTTCTGCTGGACCAGTCGCTGGCAGACGCTGACCGCTATCCACTCAAGATCAACGATCTGATCGTGGACGATCTGGATGTAGAGACCTGCTACGAGAAGTATCTCTGGGCTAACGACCCGGATCTCCGCTGGGCTGACCCAAGTTGTCCAGGGTTCAACGGTGATTACTACCACCGGCCCCTGACTCGGGTGGGCAAGATGTCTGCCTATGAGGGAACCATCATGGCGGTGGACCCCTCAGGCAAGGGTGCTGACGAGACAGCGTATTCCGTGGTAGCCAGCTATGGTGGCCAGCTATTCGTCTTGGAGTCTGGTGGTATCCAGGGTGGATACGATCCCAAGGTGCTGGCCATGCTGGCTGAGATCGCCCGACGGAACAAGGTGACCCGCATTCTCTGCGAGGAGAACTTTGGTCAGGGGATGTTCGAGGCGCTGCTGGTTCCCGTGCTCCAGTCTACCTACCCCTGTCCCATCGAGGGGGTCCGGCACCACATCCAGAAGGAACGGCGGATCTGCGATGTGCTGGAGCCACTGATGAACTCCCACAAGTTGATCTTCAACCGCAAGGTGTGGATCGAAGATTGGGAGTCGGTCAAGTCCTACACGAATGACGACCAGCAGACCCGACTGCTTGGCTTCCAGATCAGCCGGATCACTAGGGACCGTGGTGCCCTGCGGCACGATGACCGGGTGGATGCCTTGGCTATGGCGTGTGAGTTCTGGGTCCGAGCTATGGCTCGGGACACCGATCGCCACATGATGGCCGAGGATGACGAGCGGCAACGCAGGGTGATCGAGCAGTTCCTGCGGAGAGCCGTGGGTGGACCGAAGGAACCACCAGAGCCTACGTTTGTGACCGCTAGGCCGATCTAAGGAGACCCATCAGGAGATCCCAGGCGGTTGCTGCGGCCATCGGCACTTGTCCGTTTCCAAGGGATTTAAGTCGGTCCATCCTACGGGCCAGCCCATCAACCACTCGACCCACAGGGGGCTCAGTTTGCCACCAGTCGTAGGTTCTTGGAGTTGATGCACTGCTCTGCCCAGCAGTCCGTTGATCGGCACGTTCTGGCAGCTTTTCGCTGTCCCGTCCTTGTAGTCTCGCGCTGTCGGCGTCGGGAGCCTCGGCAAGTAGCCACCACCGCTTTCGGAGATGCGGTGCGCCAACATCTTCCGCAGCGACACAGATAGCTGGCGGGACTCGGTAGCCCAGCCCTCGAAGGTCTCGCCAAGGTTCTTCGAGGGCTCGAATGGAAACATTCTCTGCAAAGACATACCTCGGCCTTACCTCCTCAACGATGCGGGCCATCTCGGGCCACAGGTGCCGAGGGTCGTCCGATCCCTTGCGCTTGCCTGCTTGGGACCATGGCTGGCATGGGAACCCACCGGCCACGACATCAACCTTGCCACGCCACGGCTTGCCATCAAACGCCCTGACATCCTCGTAGATGGGGAACTTGGGTAGCCAGCCATCATCTTGACGAGCTTGGAGAACCTTGCGGCAGTAGGCGTCAATCTCGACGGCACAGACAGGTTCATGCCCCAGCAGCATCCCGCCCAAGATCCCACCACCAGCCCCAGCGAAAAGGTGTAGCTCGCGCATCGTCACCCAACCCCACCCAGCTAACTAAAGTTCCACCACGCGACCAGCATCTATCGTGCTGGGCACCGTGTTTCGCTCACTCTACCCGAGGCACGGCTGGTCGCGTGATGGTCACCGGAACACCCGGCGAA